GCTGCAAGTGGCTCTCCACCGGCAGCAACAGGGCAGTCAAGCTCGGCTAACTACATCATCCGTCGACGCCGGCACGTCTAGCCCATGTTGCACGGTACAACATCGGAATCAGTGAGCTAACCTGATGAGACTACTACCACAGAACAACGAGATGCCCCCGGAGGAACCGGGGGCGTCTTTCGTGGAGATCGACGCTACGGCCCTCGAGTCACAGGATGCAGACGGGCAATCGCTGTTTGACAGGCTCAAGCAAGTCGCGATTGCTGCGTCGCCAGACTTGATGCGTCGTGCCGTGGATGACGGACGGCAGCTCAAGCCAGAGCATCTTCCTGTGATTCTCATGCGAGTGCAGGGGATGCGCCCGGCGGAGATTGCCGGCGTGCTAAACATCGCGCCTGTGACTGTCTATCGGATCTTGCGGTCTGTGCCTGGGCAGAACTTGCTGACCCAGCTCTATGCTGAAGCTGGGATTCAGATGGGCGATATCGGGCGGACGTTCCAGGAAGCAGCGCCTATGGCCGCGGAAGTGTTGCTCGAGCTTGCAGAGACAGCAACGAAAGAAGAGACAAGGCTCAAAGCTGCGTTTAATATCCTGGATCGTGCAGGCTACGGCGCCACAAAGAAGTCGGAATCTGTGCACAAGGTGGAGGTGTCAGCTGTTGGGGTCTCCGCGATCGCAGAGCTCCGCGAGGCTCTGCAAGAAGCTCTGGAAGTTGAAGCTGACTTCGAGGTTATTGAACAGGCTCCGACGCCTCCATCCGAGGACGCCGCGTGACAGACGCTTTGACGGCTGCCGAGGCCACCGAAGAAATCGTGGCTCTGAGCGAGACGGATAAAGAGATGCTCCGGCTGCGCGCGGAGAATGATCTCTACTTCATGGCAAAGGGTATCTTGCGCATGAAGGACTTGTGGCCTCCGCTGCACAGACCATTCTGTCAGTTTATTGAGCAGGAGGGACAGGAGTACGCACGTCGGATGGCTCTTATGCCCCGAGGCACGCTCAAGAGCTCCGTGAGTACGGTAGGTAACAACGTGCGTCGCGCCGTCAAGAATCCCGAAGTGCGGATCTTGATCGCTAACGAGGTCTACGAGAATGCCTCGGATTTCATGGGCGAGATTCAAGGCCACTTTGAGAAGAACACACTGCTTCGTGCGTTGTGGTCTCATGTTGTGCCCTCGAAGTTCAGTGGGGCTGGCGTAGACTGGAGCTCTAAGGGTGCCTCTGTAGTACGAAAGGGCATCTATAAAGAGCCAACGTGGTTCCCGATTGGCGTAGGTGGCGCTGTTACGTCGAAGCACTTTACGCACATCGACTGCGACGACTTGATTGGCCTGGCTGCATATGATTCAGCAGCTGAGATGCAGAAGGCCATCCGGTGGAATAGAAACATCGAGCCTCTGATTATTAGCTCCGAGGGTGATAATGCCACAGTGATTACGTGGCTAGGTACACGTTGGGCCGGCAACGATCTTTATGCCGACGTAGAGAAGATGTACGGCGAAAAGCTCAAGGTGTATCATCAGAGCTGCTATACGGCAGACAACAAGAGCGTGTTCCCGAAGAAGTTGAGCCTGGACTTCTTGGAGCGAATTGCGCAGAACGAGCCGGACAGATTTGCTGCGCAGTATTTGAACGATCCTACGTCGAGTGCAGTGCTCGACTTCGAGTATCACAAGCTCGGGACGTTCACGGTAGACTCGCAGCGTCATGTACGCTGGCGAGCGGATGGCGAAGACTTTGAGACGAATGCCCACATGATGGATCGCGTGATGACGGTTGATCCAAACGGTGGCAAGAAGACCTCAAAGGACGAGTTTGCTATGGGCGTGACTGGTGCCGATCATCTCGGCAACGTGTTCTCGCTCGAGGACTACGGAGGCCGGCCCACAGTCGACGAAGCCTGCGATGAAGTGCTCAAGATGTACTTGAAGTGGCGACCTCGAGTTGTTGGCATCGAAGAGACGAACAGCCAGAACTGGCTCTATATCATGGAGAAGTTCTTTGCTGAGAAGCGTGTGAGCGCGCGGTTCGAGCAGCTGAAGCCGAACAATCAAGTCAAAGAGGAACGCATTCGCACGTGCTTGCAGCCACTGATTGCATACAAAAAGCTCTTTGTGCCCTCGACACAAGTGGAGCTTCGCCGACAGATCCGGAATTTTCCTGGCACGGATCTGGACGATCGGATTGATCGCTTGGCCTATGCGACGACCATGCTTCGGATGCCACACACCGAGGCTCACAGAAAGAACCACCGCTCACTGGTGAAGAAGCTCATGAATCTTCGTAGCCCTTTGACAGGATACTGACATGATCCCACAAGGACAGTTTGACCCTCGGCTGCTTCAAGATGTGGTGCAGCGGCTACGCACGGAGATTAACGACGTTCGTGCGGCAAGAAAGGGGCTCGACAATCACTGGATGAAACTGCTCAAGGCATATCGTGCCCTGCCGGCCCAAGAGAAAAAGACGTTCCCGTTCCCGAACTGCGCGAATCTTGTGATTCCTGTAGTAGGCACAGACGTGGACAAGACGTATGCCTGGATCATGGCTATGCTCTTTGGCCAGCCGAATCTTTGGACCATGAAGGCTTCGCGGCCTGATATGGTCGAGCTTGCTCCTCGAATGCAGGAGTTCATGGAGTGGGCACAGAACAACGAGCTCAATGCCTACGATGAGGTTGCGGATTGGGTCAAGGAGCTTGTGCTGCTTGGCACGTCTGTGCTCAAGACTCGGTATGTGCGGGATCGTCGGAAGGTCTACGAATACAGAGAAGCCGAAGGCTTTGACAGCATGGGGCAGCCTGCTCAGGTGTTTGAGCGCCTGACGAATGTGATGCTGCACGATCATCCGGTGCTGGAGCACGTGCCTCTGTGGGACATGTACTTCCACCCCCAGGCCACGAGCGTGAAGGACTCGCCGTGGGTGGCACAGAATGTGCCTCTGACGTGGGCGGAGTATCAGCAGCGCGTACGCATGGGTGTCTATAATGATGGGGCCAAGCTCGGAGAAGCTTGGGCTCATGAGTATGAGCATCCGATTGTGCGGATGATTGAACAGCAGGATAAGTTCAAGAGCTATCGAGGCAATAAGCTCGATCTCTGTGAGATCTGGACTCGCGAGGATATTGTGGGCGATGGTGATCCTGTGGCTCTTGTGATCACAATGCACATGCCCACAGGGATCCCTGTCCGTGTGGACTATAATCCGTACTTCTCGCAAGAGGCTCCCTATGACATTGCGCGCTTTGTGCGGCAGCCGAAGCGCATCTATGGCATCGGGCTGGGCGATATGCTTTATCTTGCCCAGGAGGAAATCAGCACGATCCACAATCAGCGCATTGACTCTGCGACTGTGCGCATGATGCCGATCTTTGCGGCGCCAGCCGGAGGATCTATCAGCGTGGATGAACCGCTATGGCCAGGCCGAATCTTGCACGAAGACTCGCCTAATGATTTTCGTGCAATCCCTCTTGCCACCGGAGCATGGGAATCCACGGCAAATGACGAGCAGCTCACGCTGTCCTATCATCGTGAGCGCACGGGCATCAATGATTTCGTGATGGGCGGCGATGGTGCGGACGTAGGCTACGCCACTGCTACGACGGCGCTCAATCAGCTGCGCGAAGGCAAGAAGCGGTTTGATCAAACGATGCGCGAAGTGCGCGCTACATTGAGCGGCGCAGGCATGCGGATCGTCGAGCTCTATCAGCAGTTCAGTCAAGGCGAGAAGGTCTATATGGCGATGGGGCCGACTGACGGGGCGATTGTGCAAAAGGTACTAACTTTCCCCCTTGACATAATTCGCGCAGGTATTAATGTGGACATCGCGGCAACCAACGCGGCGATGAACAAAGAGGTCGAAGTTCGCACCAACACTCTGTTGATGCAGCTTCTCCAGCAGCACAACATGCAGACGATGCAGCTGATGATGCAGGCGATGAGCCCTCAGCTGCCGGAGCCGGTGAAGCAGGTGATCTACACGCAGATCCGAGGCTCCACGCTGCTGATGCGCCGCATTCTTGACTCGTATGGTATCCAGGATGCCGACGATATGACGGTGAACTTCGACAAGCTTACAGGAGGCGCTGCGGGTGGGCCAGCACCAGGGATTGGATCTGCTCCGGCAGCGGGAGTATTTGGAGGAGGCGGAGCACTTCCAGCTTCACCCGATATGGCTGCTTTACCAGCAGGAGCTCCACCGCAGTTTGCAGGCGGCCCGCCGCTTATGTGAGCAAGCCCGCGACCCGACTGATATCTATCGAGCACAGGGAGAGGTTAAAGCGCTCACCTACTCCACTGAAATCCTGGAGCGCAAGATCAAGGAAGCGAGGACAAACAAGTGACCCTGCCAGCCGGCGTAGTGATTCCGCCTACGCAACCCGCAGCCCCCGCCATGCCAACTCCGACGGTGCTGCCGCCGACGATGCCTGCTGCTTCGGCTCCGCCGCATGACATGAGCTATCAGCCGTCTGCTCCAGCAGCGCAGCCTCCTGTGGCTCCGCCGCCGACGCAGATGCAGCCTGCTGGCGCTCCAGTGCTCAATGATCCTAGCCTGCCGCCTGAGCTTCAGGGCAAGACGCAAGCTGAGATGATTGACTACTACAACAAGCTGCGGAATTACTACATCTCGAATCAGCCGACATCGAGCCCGGCGCCGGCTCCAGTGGTGGCGGCTCCTTCACCTGCGCCTCAGCCTCCGGTCTCGGCAGCGGACTTCTGGGCTGATCCGGTGAGTGCGATTCAGCAGGTCGTAGCCGCAACGATGGCGCCGGTGACACAGACGGCTGTGCAGCAGCAGGTGATTGCGGCGCGCAACTCAGTTGCAGCACAGGCCCCTGGCTACGGTGAATTGGAGGGCAGGGTTCTCGAGAAGCTGCAGGGCATTCCTGCTGAGCAGCTTGCCAATCCCGAGCTCTGGAAGCAGGCGTACTATCTCGCTTATGGCGAGGCATCAGTGTCGGGTTGGCGGCCCTCTGCGGCTGCTCAGCCCACAGCTCCGGCTAGCGCGCCCGCTCCCGCGCCAGCACTAGCACAGCCGACCGTGAACACCCAGCCTCGGCCTTTCGCGCCGACGCAGTTCTTCACGGAGCCTGCCCGCCCGAATGCTGGGCCGGCAGCGGCACTCACGCCGGAGCAGCAGCAAATGGCAGCAAAGCTGAGCATGAGCCATGAGGACTACACGAAGTGGATGCCCGGAGGTGTCCGGTGAGTGCCAAGCGTCCTGAAGCTCGAGGCAGCAGCTTGCCTGCTGTGAGTGTGAACGATTTGCGCGATCGGGAGGAGGTACTCGGCCTTGACCCCGATACGATCGAAGCAGGTCGGCATTACCGTTGGGTGAATGCTTCGCCCCAACGGGTGGCAAGGCACAAAATGCGTGGATACCGTTTTGTGACGAAGGAAGATGGTGTGCTTCCCATCATCCCAGTAGATGATGCCTCTGACGGCACAATCCGAGTTGGAGACATGGTGCTGATGAGCTGCGCGGAAGATGCCTATCGTGGCCGGAGGCAGCTTGCCGAAGACACCGCAGTTTTTCGCACTGGTCAGGCCGGAAAGGATGTGCGTAAGAGCGCAAAGAAGAAGGGCGTTCGGACTTTCACTCGGGAGCCGGGCGAGGGTGATGATGACGAGTAACCATCTCTAGGAGGAAGCATGAGCTTCAAGGTGAAGCCGCATAATGAGGGCGCTCCGGAGGTCCAGGAGCGCGACTATTACAGCGGCTCGACGTTCAAGGATGGGGCACTCCTGCTTGTGCACAGCGATGGCACGTTCAAGGAGTGCGGAGCCGATCCGTCGAGTGTTGCAGCCATTGCGCTGCACGACGTGGGCACGGGTTCTGGTGCCGAGTTCCCGATCGGCTACAAGGAGTTCCCGCCTCTCAAGGCCAAGGCGGTGCTCCTCAAGCCCGGCATGAAGCTGACGGCTAAGTACGTCGGCAGCGTAGGCACTGTCGGCACGGCCTACGGTGCTATTCTGGACTCGGATGGCTATTGGAAGGTGGACTTCAACGAGACCGGCACCACGCAGTTCCGTCTGGTTCGCAGCCTTAACACGGCCCCGCTCTCTGCGGGTCTGGTTGAGGTCGTAGTTATCACGAGCGTCATTCAGGCCGCATAAGGAGCCGACGACCATGCCTATCGTACGTGGCGATTACGCCATGCTCTTGGCTCCGGGTCTTATCATGAAGACCGTGAGCCGGTATCGTGAAAAGGCGGAGAAGTACCGCCAGATCAACAACGTCATGGACTCGAAGAAGGCCTATGAAGAGGACTTCGGGCTTTCGGGTCTGGGCACGCTCCAGGAAAAGAGCGAGCTTGGCACTCCGATCTATGACGAGCCCCTCAAGTTGGGCCTCTCGCGCTTCATCCACAAGACGTATTCCCTCGGGATTGCGTTCTCGCAGGAGTCGCGCGACGATGATCAGTACGGCGTGATCATGGATCTTGCTGGCCAGCTTGGCCGTTCGGCTCGCTGGACTGCGGAACTCTGGGGTCACGACGTGCTCAACCTCGGCTTTGGCACGACGCGTTACACGGGTCGTGACGGCAAGGCGCTCTTTGCTACGGACCACCCGGTCCAGGGCACGGGCGGTACGCTCGCAAACAAGCCGACGACGGACACGGATCTCTCGGCTGGCGCGCTCGAAGCTGCACTGCAGAGCTTCGGTTCGATCACCGATGAGCGTGGCATGCCGATCGAGTCGACGGTCGAGAAGCTCGTCGTTCATCCTGAGAACGAGATGAACGCCAAGCGACTGCTCAACTCGATGCAGTATCCGGGCAGCAACCTGAATGACGTGAACGTCCTCAAGGACGCCAATCTTCAGGTCATCGTGTCGCCGTATCTCACGGACACGGATGCCTGGTATCTGCTGGGCAGCAGCTCGGACATCGACCTCCGGTTCTACTGGCGCGAGATGCCGGACACGAAGACCTGGGACGACGACTCGGCTGATGCGACGTTCCACAAGATCCGTATGCGCCTCTCGGTCGGCTTTGCTGACTGGCGCCACACCTACGCTTCTAGCGGAGGCTGAGCAATGTCCCGAGTCCAGGGCAGTCTGACGGGGGGTGGGCTTATCCCCAACCCCGTCAGGGTCGGCCCGCTGATTCCTGCAAACAAGACCACGACGTATCTGGCCCCGGTCTACGTCGCACGTCAGGTGTTCACTGATGTCGCGGCATCGGACGACGATGCCTTCGTTCTTGCGAAGACGTCGACCAGTCTGCCCTCGACTGCGGGCACGGTGACTTTCACGCCGGATGGTGTTATCGGGACTGGTGCTATTCCGCAGCCGCGGAATGTACTGATCACGGTGACCCATGCTTCGTCGGTTGTTGCAGCCAGCGGGACGATCACCGGGAAGGATGAGTACGGCAACACGATCACGGAAACGTGGAGCGTGACTGCTGGTACGACCTCGAAGACCTATACGGGCGCTAAGGCGTTTCTTACGGTCTCGAGCATTACGTATGTGACTGCGGCGGATGCCCAGGCAAATACGTTCAAGGCAGGCACTGGCAACGTGCTGGGTTTGCAGTTCCCCTGCGCGGTGGCCAGTGCGGTGAAGGAAGTGGCGGCTGGCAGCGTGGTGACGAACGGCACGGTTGTGGCCGCTTCGACCTCTTCGTCTGCTGATCGTCGTGGCACCTACACGCCGAACTCGGCACCGAACGGCTCGAACGACTACGAAGTCTTCTACCTTGTGACTGACCCGAGCGTGGGTCTCTAACCAGGAGGTGATCCGTGGCCGGTGGTAAGAAAGCAGGTGGCGGTGGGACTAAGAAAGGACCCAGCGGTGGCATGAAGATGCCTCCGGGGATGCCGCCAAAGAAGGGTAAACCTTGCTAACGCATGTTGCACCGCGCAACATGGGGGACTGATGGCAACGAAGCTAACGCTTAAGGTCGGTGTGGGCGATGGTCCACTTATTGTGGTGCACCGACATGATCGACCGTGGGCACTCCGGCTCCGAGGCCTAGGTTCCTGTGGCAAGGCATTCCTCCTCGGTCGAGAGTATTCGACCGAGGGGGAGTATCCCCTCGAGACTGTTCCAGCGTATGTGCAGCTAAGTTCTGTCGACGTCGAGAAGGACTTTTGCGCTGAACTCGTGATGAGGTAAGAAGATGCCTAGCATCGTAGTGAATCGCGCAAGCGCGAACAGCACTGCAATCGTGAGTCCTTCCGAGGCGGGTCCTGCGGCCACTGGCTGGAGGACCTTTTTGCAGCTTCAGACTGAGGTAGCTCGGCGTATGGGCGGTCGAGCAGATTTGGACACTAACGCCCTCAAGTTGCACATCAACGAGGCTTATGTTGAGCTTTGTTCGATGGTTGATTTCCAGTGGCTCACGGCTTCTGTGACATGGACAGCAGAAGCGGGGCAGCCACTCTACGCGCTGCCGGAAGAAATCCGCGAAATTGTTTCGCTCCAGACGACAGGTAACACCGACGTTGATGATGAAGGCCCGCTGGAGAAAAGCGATCTTGAAGAGTATCGGCGCTTTGCCCAGGATAATACGGACGAAGCTGCGAAGCCCACGTTCTATGCCATCGGGCCGGACGACACGCTTGTGCTTTGGCGGACACCGGATGTGGCCTACACGATGAGCATGGAAGTCAAGCTCGCGCCGGCGCTGCTCTCGGCAGACTCGGACTATCCAGTGCTCCGAAAGGAATGGATTGAGCCGCTGACTATGCTTGCTGTCTCGAAGGCAGCAGATGGACTCAACGAGATTGAGCTTGCGTCTCAGCGGTATAATCAAGTTCTGGGTATGGTCCGCTCTAAGCGGAATGAGCGCGCAGAGCGAAAGCAGGGCACCAAGGGCGGTGTGTGGATTCCTCGATCCGCCGATGAACTTCGTCGAGTGCAGCGTGGAGGATATCGCTGATGGCATACGTGCAGGCTACAATCAACAGCACAGATCCAGTCAACTCTGAGGCCGTAAGCACAGGTGCGTCGCGTATTAGAGACTTGGCTGCGGCTGTTAAAGAGCGTCTTGCGTCGGCTTTTGTGGATGTTAACGCTGATCCGATGGTGCTGAAGCCAGCATCGTTGCCGGCTGTAGTGGCGGGATGGTCTGTTGGCGGTGGGTTTACGGTCTCGAGTGGGAATTTGGCCGTGAGTGCAGGCACCATGACTGCCAGCGGGAATATTGTTTCGAGTGGCGGGCAGTTCAACGGGTCCGGTGCTGGACTAACAAGTCTTCCGGCGGCGCAGCTCACGGGAACTCTGCCTGCGCTCAACGCGGCGAGTCTTACAGCGCTCAATGCGTCAAACCTGGCATCTGGCACTGTGGCTGTAGCGCGACTACCTACTACCTATACATCGCTGGCGATTACTGGCATTACTGCAATTCAAAGTCTTGCAGGTGCTGGCGGTTCTGCTGCATGTCAAGTTTATCTTGATCCTAATGCGGTGGGCCTGGGAGTCTTTGCACAGTTTGGAGCGGGTCTTACTTGTATCACGAACACCGCTCCTACTGCTACAACGACGCGATATCTGCGCGTGCTTGAGAATGGCACTGAGTATCGCATCAAGATGGAGAGCGCCGCGTGATTGTGACAGTCACGACTCAGCAAGCCGAGCTTCTTGCCTCTTTTGAGCGCGCCGTAGCTCATGCAATCGAGCAGCGAAACACGGTGTTGAACATCCTGTCGATGGGCCACGTGCCTGACGGCAGCGTCTTGCTCAACATTAACACGCGCACAGGCGAGCTAACGTTCAAGGCGCCGGAGGCGGAAGATGGCTGACATTCGCACGATGGCGATGGACCTACGGAGAAGTATCGGCCAAGGCCGTCCAATCTCGCAAGAGCGAGCGGGGCGGCTTTTGCCCGTTCCAGTTGCCTTTCCATCGTTTGAGCGTGGCATCGACCTCCGAGACGTGGAGCAAGACCAGGACGGCACATCGACGCAGGAAGGCCTGAACTTCGAGGTCCAGGCCGACGGCGATCTGATGCGCACAGCTGGGCATCTGATGTCTGAGACGATGACTGGTGGCCGCGTGATTCGAGATATGCTGCTCCAGACTTCGCTCGACTTCACAACTGAACTGCTCATGTTTGATTCGCCATATATGGGAGTCAAGAGCACAGGCAGCACTACGTGGTTTAATGCCAGCTTGCCGGCTGGTAACCAGTGGGCAGGCGTCAGCAATCTTGAGAAGGTCTTGCTGACGAATGGAGCCAACGGCATCTATACGCGAGACTTTGGCGTGAATACTGTCTCGCTGGTGACGGATTCGCCCTCTGGGCTGGATCTTGCTAACTTTGCAGGACGTGTGTGGGTGCTTGGGCCAACGTATCCTGCAGGTACATATCAAGCCCTGGGGATCGGCTGGAGTGCTGATGCCGAAGGGCTTGATTGGACAGGCATCGGTAACGGTGCACAGTTGTTGATTGCAGACACAACGACTGATGACAGAGGCGTAGCGCTTCGCCCAATTAGTTTTGATCTGCTTGCGGTGCTGTGTCAGCGTTCGATCTGGACCGGCAGGCCTACGGGAGACTTGTACGAGCCCGCGATCTTTGAACCTCGCGTGCAAGGCGTAGGCTGCATGAGCCGTGCCACGGCATGCTTGGCGCCGATGGGCGTGATTTTCTTGTCAGAGAGTGGGGTGTATTTGTTCGATGGCAACGGCGTAAAGCTCTTGAGCGCGGCGATCAACCCGGCGCTCTTGCCCGTGCTGACGAATACACCCGAGAGCTACACCGCAGTCTACGACAACAACGAAGCGCGCTACATTTTGTTTACGCCTACATGCACGTGGGTGTATGAAGTGAAGTATGACCGCTGGCTCAAGTGGGGCTTTCGCGCCACCAAAGCCGTAGCTTTCTCTGAGCAATTCAGCGGCGTGACGTGGGACAATATCCTGGCCACGTGGGATACCTACGGAGAGACGTGGTCGAGCATTGGTCCGGCACTCGGACAGCAGCGAGTGGTGTATGCGTACGACACGGATCTTGCCGTGCCCTCGAGAAGCTCGAGCACTTTTGTGGATGGATCAAGCGCAGCGGCATACTATGGCTTCCTGCGTAGAGACACCGGTGACGTGAACAGCTTGTATGAAACCCAGCGTGTGCGCCTTCGCTATCTTGGTGCAGAGCCATCGCTTGGCGTATATCTGCCCGACAACTCTGGAGCGATGACTCTTGTTTCTACTAAGACTCTTGGCACTCTGTCTCGCCAGGATGGCGTTGAGCTTGGCGTTAGGAGCACTGGGCGTGGCGTGGGGGCACAACTACATTGGTCTGATGAATCGCTCCGAATCTCAAAAGCTGAGATTGTAGGCATGGCACGTGGGCACAAGCAGGGTGTGCTATGAAACTACGGAAGATTATCACGGGCGGCCAGATCATGGTCGAGCGTGTGTTGCGCGCGATTCTGTCGGACATCACGCACAACTTCGAGAAGCTCGAGACCTTTCCCGAGACTATTGCGGCGTCAATGACGCTCTCGCTCAATCGAGCGCATAAGGTATATTGGGTGGACTCGAGCAGCGGCGTGATTGATCTCACGCTACCACTGGCTCGAGATGCCTTCGGCCAGTTTGTGAATGTTCGACGGGATGCTGGTGCTAACAATGTGGTGATTCATGCAGCAGGCAGTGATACAATCAACGGTGCAGCTACGCTCACTTTGACTCTGGTGAATGAGTCATACACGTTGATTAGCGACGGAAACACGAAGTGGGGGATCATGTGACATACGTTCCAAACGCTTCAAAGCTGCTGCCTGATGGCAGCGTGACAACTGCGAAGTTGGGCGGCGATGTGACGACGCTCGCCAAAGACCTTCTGACGCAGGCGACGACGACCGATGCGAAGAATACGCTGGCTGTTACTGACGGTGGTGGCGGCGTGCCAGCCGTTACCCTCTGAACCACGCTATGACCACGGGGGCGGTTTGATTCTCGAAGCGTACAACCAGCGCCTG